GAGGAACCAATATCAACTACAAACTTACTTGCTGAAATAGAAAACCTAGAGGAAGAAAACTGTGAATCCTGTACAATTTAGAGTCACCGAACCAAAAATGAACGTCAAGGGCATGACTGTGTTCAATCAAGAACACGTTGACACTAAGTCACAACCAATGTTCTTTGGTGCACCACTTGGTGTGCAAAGATATGATTCATATAAGTATCCAGTCTTTGAAAAATTGAACAATCAGATGCTTGGATACTTCTGGAGACCAGAAGAGGTGTCTCTTCAAAAGGATCGTGGTGATTACCAATCACTTCGCCCAGAACAGAAGCATATCTTTACATCAAACTTAAAGTATCAGATCTTACTTGACTCTGTACAAGGTCGAGGACCTGGCATGGCACTAGCACCATATTGTGCACTACCAGAACTTGAAGGAGCGTTGAACACATGGCAGTTTATGGAGATGATACACAGTCGCTCCTATACATACATCATCAAGAACATATATCCTAATCCATCAGAGGTTTTTGATACCATATTGGATGATCAAAGAATACTTGACCGTGCTCAGTCTGTGACTAGAGCATATGATGAGTTCTTAGAGGTTGCACAGGAGTGGGGTAATGGTTGCATGTGGCAATCATCATCAAAAGGTAGTCCTACTCAGGTGTGGCAAGAACGTGAACTTAAAAGAAAACTTTATCTCGCTGTTGCTAATGTCAATATTCTCGAAGGCATTCGTTTTTACGTTAGTTTTGCTTGCTCTTTTGCATTTGGTGAACTCAAACTTATGGAAGGGTCAGCAAAGATTATATCCCTCATCTCAAGGGACGAGAACCAACATCTTGTTCTCACCCAACAGATGATAAAGAATTGGCAGAAGGGTGATGATCCTGTCATGCAACAGATAGTCGAGGAAGAAAAACAAACTGTCACTGATATGTTTGCTAACGCAGTGAATGAAGAAAAAGAGTGGGCACAATACTTATTCAAAGATGGTACTATGATAGGTTTGAATGATAAACTTCTTATCAAATATGTTGAATGGATTGCCAATAAAAGAATGAGAGCTGTTGGTTTGGAACCTATATATGATGCACCTATAAAGAACAACCCTCTACCTTGGACTGAACATTGGATATCATCCAAAGGATTACAGGTTGCTCCACAAGAAACTGAGGTTGAGTCCTACGTAGTAGGTGGCATCAAACAAGATATGAAAAAAAATGCATTCAGTGGATTTAAATTATGACCCTTGGCAGTATCTAACTGTTGAGAATTTTTTACCTTCTGATAGATGGGAGGAGTTTCAGAGATTAGCAAACTCTGAGATGAAAGCGTATCAAGATAGAGAAAAATTGACACCATCTGGTAAGTGGATACGATGGTTAGATGAAGATATATTGCCAGAGACTAATGTTCTTCATAAGCATTTGAAGAAGTTTAGAGAACCTCCTAAAAATGTAAAGAAAATAATGCATTGGGCAGTGTGTCCACCTAATTATATCATGCCCATGCATTGTGATTACAATGCTAGGTTCTTTACATCAGTGTTATACATATCTCCACAAAAAAGTTTTGGTACTATATTGTGTAAAAATGATTCGGAGTATGATGATTACGGTGACAAACGTAATACATCTTTTGAATCAAATGAGTATGAGTTAGAGGTGCCATGGAAGCCAAATAAGGTGTTCGCTTTTAATAATTTACCTAAAGCATGGCATTATTACAAGGCAGGTGATGAACCTAGATTATGCATACAATCATTTTTTGTTGACACAGATAAAATTGTAAAAGGTAAAGAAGAATGGGATCATCTTATTGACATCGACCCTAGTTTTTATTCATGAAACCACAATCAGCAAAAGCAAAAGGTAGAAAACTACAGCAGTGGGTGAGAGATCAACTCATTGAACGTAGAAACATACATCCAGAGGACATAGAGTCAAGAAGTATGGGTGCAGGTGGTGAAGACCTTATCATGGCACGAGATGCTAGACAAAAATTCCCATTCAGTATAGAATGTAAAAACGTAGAGAAATTAAATGTTTGGGATGCATATGAACAAGCTAAGGCAAACTCAGGTAATCATGAACCAATTGTCTTCATCAAGAAGAATGGAAAAAAACCATTAGTGGTTATTGATGCTGAGTATTTCATAGGTAATGGCTAGGTTCAAAAAATTATGTCATGCAAAGGAGGATTGTAAAAAATTAGTCAGAGAAATTTGTGCAATTACAGGTAGGAATGATTTACATTCTATCGTAGATTTTTACACACCCTATACACCCACTAGATTACGTATAGGTTTGGAAAGATATAATAATGATAACGATGTAAAAAAATTAGAAAGAGAAATAGAAGCAAGATTTTTATACGATTCAAATATATCTGGTAAAATTATTATAAAAGATTATCCACCATTAGTTCATCTTGAACTATCACCTCTATGTAATTACAGATGCAAATTTTGTTTCCAACAAAATGAAGAACACTTTAGGGGTATGAATTTTATGAGTTTGGATTTATTCAAAACTCTCATTGATCAATTAGAAGGTAACGTCCCATACATCACTTTTTCTAATAGAGGTGAACCCACAATGAATCCTAATTTTATTAAGATGATGGAGTATTGTAGAGGTAAATTTTTAGATATCAAACTCAACACCAATGGATCCTTGCTGACAAAGAAAAAAATAGAAGCAATCTTAGATACTGTCAATACATTAGTTTTTTCTGTCGATAGTGTAAAAGAATACTCTCAATTCAGAGTCAATGGTAATTTTGATGTTGTATTGAATAATATAAAATTAGTCAAGGAGATGAGAAAACCTCATCATGATATAATAACAAGGGTTTCTGGTGTTTATTGTGGACAGAAAGATGAGTCTAATTTTTTTGATGACCTTGTAGATCAAACATCTCTTATACAATACCACCCATGGAGAGAAATTTATTCACTCCCTATTCATAACGATAATGTATTATGTAATGAAGCGTTTTATAGAATGTATATTTTGTATGATGGAAGTGTCAATTCATGTGACGTGGATTACAAAGCAGAATTAGGTAAAAATTTTCCAAAGATATCAAAAGAATTCACTGTAAAAGACGTGTGGAATTGCACTGAATTATCCCGTGTAAGAGAGATGCATATGAGTGGTAAAAGGTGCGGTCTACACCCTTGTAATAGGTGTCCTTTTCCAGAGGCAGCAGGTAATTTATGATTGGTATTATAGGATATAGGGGTCATGCAAAAAGACACATCAAGTATCTACAGGAACTGGGTCAAGAGGTAATATTATATCACCCTAAAAAACATCCTGACTTTGAAAGATTGTTTGATTGTAATGGTATTATAATCTCTTCACCTACAAATACTCACATTGAATATGTGAGAAAATTATCCGAGTATAAAGGTAAAATATATCTTGAGAAACCAGGTTTTACAAACCCAGATGATGCGTTTGAATTAGGTAATTGTGGACTCAATATAATGATAGGGTATCACTACCCACATACTATTCTTAAAAATATATCTGAGATGATAAAGGGGGAAACCATTTTATCTTTTGATATTATTATGTCAAAAGGTATAGCGTATAAAAAACCTTATAAAGATAGGGGTTCAGTATCGGAGTTAGGTCTTGGGCATGTGATAAGTATATACAAATTATTTGGCGGAGATATATTTGATATAAAAACAGAGTTATATTATAATGATGAGAATGGGATATATGACACAGCAGTAGCTGTAGCACCAAGATTTAGAGGCACATTTACATGGGGAGGTCCTTTGCTTGACCCACAGATAAACATTGTGACGACAAATTCATTAGTGAGTGTGACATCATCAAGTGTTACTGTAAAATCACCACGAGATACTTTTGATTCTAATGGTTGGTTTGCTGAACCACCAATCAAGTTTCATAAATCAATTGATGGGTTCAATATCAAACCATGCCTCCAATATTTTTTAGAGAATGATACTTTCTCTAGAAAAGATTTGAAGCATTCTATAGACATCAGTCTTATCTCATATTATAATAAGTAAATGAAACAAGAAATTAGACAAATAGTATTGCCCATTTTGATGAAAAATATGGGTGACAATGTAAGCATATATAAAATTGCTGATCAATTAGTAGAATCATTATGCAAAAAATTGTCAACGCAATAGCAATTGTGTCTGGTGTCGGTGTCCTTGCAATCGTAGGTGCAGGTGGATACCTATATCTAAATAAAGATGCCTTGATAGAGAAGGCAAAAGGACAGATATTGGAACAAGTTACAGGTGGTCTTGGTAGCACAGTCACTGATGCTATACCAGATGTCACAGGTCCTGCTCTTCCTCTACCATCAACACCATTTTAAAATATGTTATCAACCCAATATCGCCTGAGATTGGAATCAATCTGTAAGGACATCGCCTCTGGTTCAGAGGTCAGCATGGAAGATATGATATGGGCACAGAAATTAGCAAAGGCAAATACTTCTGCGAGAGGTATGTTGCAACAGGCTCGTCGGATGAAGCATAATCCAGACGAGTCTTTTCTGAATAACTTGAACATAGGAGACCCCGATTCAAGTAACCATAGAAGGGGTTTCGGTGACCCTGATGAGATCGTCGAGTGGTTTCACCAAGAAAGATCTGATGATTGGAGGCAACGAGATTAATGTGGCAATTTTTTCAATGGGCATGGAACTTAGATTGGGGTGAAGGTTTTGCTTTACTTGCAGTTCTATTTGTATTCTGGTATGGTAAGAAATGGATAGACAATAAGTTTGGTTCAATCAATAAAAAACAGGCACGACAACTAAAACAAATTATAAAAGAAGCAATCGAAGAGACAAGATGAATGTTGTTAGACTGCACCTTGAGGGATGGTGGTTACCACAACGATTGGAAATTTTCAAAAGAAATTTTAGATGACCTTGTAAAATTTCATCTTAAATATGATGACATTGCACTTGAGTATGGGTACTTGAGTCTTGATACTCAATACCCTCAAGTAATTTGGCCTGCTAATAAAAAAGTTTTTGCTATGATCAATAGTAAAGATGGGTTTTCTAATAAGATCATACAAAAAATTATTGATAGTAATTTTTTCAATGGTCTTAGGATAGCTACTAATATACTTCACCTTAGTGATGTTTTAGATTTTATAAAAGAGACAAGACGTAATAATATTTTTACCGTTCTTAATCTTATGAGGGTGAGTGAATTGAACAATACAATTATTGATAATATAATAGATAGTCTAAAGAAACTAGATAAGAATGAAAGACCAAATGTTTTTTGTTTAGCTGATTCATATGGATCATTGCTTGTAAAAGACACACAACAAATTATGAAATCATTTACTGTGATGAAGGATCTTGGTATGGAATTAGGATTTCACGCTCATAACGATAGAGGATTAGCACTCGCTAATACTCTTCAAGCTATAGAGGGTGGAGCATCTTGGTATGATGGGTGTTGGTTAGGTATGGGTAGGAGATCAGGCAATGCTGAGTTAGAATATCTTATAGAAAAAACAAGACACAAAGTAAAGTCATCAGACATGCAAAATATAATACAACATTTTATATTACTAAGAAAAAAATATGATTGGTAAGATAATTATACCTGCAAGGATCCATTCCACAAGATTACCTAGAAAAGCATTGCTTGACATAGGGGGTGAACCAATGATAGTAAAAACTTCTATGAATGCTATCGAGGCAGTGGGACAAAGTAATGTATTTGTTGCTACGGACAGCGTGGAAATTAAAAATTGTTGTGACAAGTATTGTATAAACAGTATCATGACATCAAATTGTCTTACTGGAACTGATAGAGTGATAGAAGCAGCAGGTGTATTAGGGTTGACAAGTGTATATAATTTACAGGGTGACGAACCATTGTTTCCGTCAAGAATCATCAAGAAATTTATTGAGAGTGCAGAGGGGTCAACATACGCAGTGGATATGGGAATAACATCTATAAGGGATAGCAAAGAGTTGGACTCACCGAAGATACCTAAAGTGGTATTCAACAGTAATAAAGAACTTATGTACACATCAAGGTCTAGAATACCTGGTTCAAAGGATATGAATAACAATATTGGTTATAAACAAGTTTGTATTTACAAGTATAATATTGAAAAATTATCTGAGTATAATAAAATAAAAAACAAAACATTCTTTGAATCAATAGAGGACTTAGAATTGCTTAGATTATTGGAGTCTGGTGTGACAGTGAAGTGTAGATTTCTTGACTACCATGTGCATCATAGTGTAGATACACTTGAGGATCTTGTCAGGGTGAGGAGTGAGTATGGATATTGATCCTAGATTTTATCGCACTGGATTAGGCACAGTGATTGAAAAGAATCCAAAGAAAACCTACCCACATCTTTATGGTGTCTTCTTAATAGACTCACACAATACAAGTTGGTTTTATATAAGAGAGGACAACACATGTTACTGGGAACATACTCGTAAGGACAAAGATAAGGTGACTACTGAGGCAGATCAATTGCAATTAGACCTTTTTGGAAAACCTATTCTTAGTAAAGATTTTATAATGACAGAGATTACTAAATATTGATGCCTAAGTTATTATATGATGACAGATTCAGCAAAGAAAGATGCAAAGAAAGGTATTGTTAGTAAGATAAAAGAGGGATTAGACGATAAGGAAGAACAACTTGCCATACTCTCCACCTTTGTTAGACTTGGAGTCATGATATGGGCAGGTGCAATACTCACTCTCAATTACGTAGAGATACCTGGTTATAAACAAGAGCAGAAGATCGATCCGACCTTCATAGCTTCGGTCTTTACTGGAGTTTTAGCTACATTTGGTGTCCAAGCTGGGGGTAAGAAGAATGGTTCTGCACCACCTCTTAGTAAGAAGGACATGGAATCACTCATAGAGAAGGCATCTAACACAGCACCAGGTCAAACAATTAGAATAGAATCACCTGCATTGAAGATTGTTTCTGATCAGAAATAGAGTCAGTGAGT